CTCTTCACGATCTAAAATCCTAAAGTTCTTATCTGCTCTATTCAGCAAAGTTTCTTCAGACATCTTGTTCTCTGCTCTTGCATACCTTTTGATTTCTTTTACTGCATCTCTTATTGCATCTTTCTTAATTTTGTCAAACATTTTGTCTCCTTCAGACAGCAACACCCATATGCAGCAAAGCATACAGAAAAAAATAAGAGTAGGTTTTCCAGTAAATATTTTATTTATCAGTTTTCGTTGCCTACAACAACTACTTCAGGAGCCACTATGGGTGGAGAACTCGTCTGATAAAATATTTACCTTCTTTACTTAATTAGATCACTCCAAAGATTCTACCCTAAAAAAATGACATCTTTCAACATCTTTTTTTTTCTTAAAATAATTTTGCTTTTGGTTATAGTACTACATAATTATAGTGTGTTGAGTATAACACAACAACATCAAAGGAGCAACTATCATGTTAATGAACCCAAAGCAATTCAAGAACTTTATGAAGAAAGTAATTATTCCAGAAGACCAAAATGGCTGTTGGTTATGGCGTAATCCTAATTCTAACGGCTACGGTAAATTCCGTATCGGTGACAAAATGTGGAATTCGCACAAGGCTATGTATATTCATTTTTGGGGAGCATTCCTGCCACTAACGCAAGAATTTCCACTTGTAGAACATATCTGTCCCCACGGTGAAAATAGCGCCTGCATTAACCCTGCTCACTTACGAAGGGGAAATTACAAAACGAATTGGGCTAATGCTAAAAAGAATGGGCGTATGCCACACGCTTATGAAGTTGGTCGCACAGCTTGGAATAAAGGCAAGCCTATGCCAGAAGAAACAAAACAAAAGATTCGTGAAGCATATCAATTACGCAAACAACAAGCTCACAAAGATATATTTAAACCAAAGATAGAGGAAGAAACAAATGCTCTTGACGGGCTAGACATAGAGGTGGTAGTGTAGATCTACAAAGGAGACAGGCTATGGCAAAGAAAAAATTTAATACTGGTGACATCTGGAAGTGCAAGATACATTTTACAAACGATGCAGGACAAAAAGAAATAGCAGAACAATATTACACACTGCTACAGGAAACAAATGAATGTCCAGAATGCACATGGCGTGACATGATGGGTGCCAAGAACGCAAAGAATAAAAAATCTTGGATGGCTATATGGGCTGGTGAAGGAAAAGTTATTCATCTATGTGTAAAAGAAATGCGGGACCATAGGAAGTGGGATAGTTCAGATAATACTTGGGGATACTTTTATTGGGAGAAACATACTTGAAGAACATAGTTAGTATATGGAGCTACAATTAGAATTGCCAGTTGTAGAAGAACAAACCCCCTCGCCTGAAAAGGAAGAGGGGGTTTTGCTTATTGATATTGCTGAAGACAGTAGAAGTGAATGGGTTATTGACTTTCCAGTTTAGATAATCTATTCTTAATATCTTCTAACTCATCAGCACTAAATGCTATTCCACTTTTGTTTTCTATTGCATCTATTCTTCTGGAAAGATCCTTTAGTTTTTTATTTGTCTTTACTTGTGCTGGCTTGCATTCAATTGGCTGATCATCATCGCCTTTCTTTATCTTGCCCTTAATCCAATCCTTCAGCATAGGTACTCCAACGCTGCTTGCAGCCGCTATTAGGAATGCCCCAAGAAGGGGGCTAGAATCACTTATAGAGGGCTTTGGCACTTCAGGCGTAGATTGTTGCGGTTGAACGACAAGGGGCGTGCTAATAGCTTCTGGAATGGGTAAATCATCTTTTACAGTTTGTGGTGGTTGTAAGCGTGGCAGGGACATTTTCTTTTCTAATATCTCTTTCTCTGGTTCATATGAACGAAATGTAAAACAAGAGTATTTGCAACCCTCGTCTAAACTCTTTTCCCAATCACGAAAGGCAACGCAACCATATGCGTCTTGTGGGTAATTGCAAGGCATTATCGCTTTCCTTTACGCTTTGCCCCTTTCTCAACCTTTGCTGCTTCTATTTCCAGCGCCTTCATTTTTTCTGCATGTTTCTTTTCTAATAGTTTATTCCAGAAGTTCCAACCAGCTTTGCCACCTACAACAAGAACTATGACAAGGATTAAACCAATAGTAGAGTTTTCGCCTGCTACTGCTTTAACAATAGAGAAATCACTTGGCGCTTCTTCAATTGTTGCTGTTGTTGTTTCTTCCATAGCCTACTCCACACAAAAGCGTTTATCTTGACGGCATAGCAAATAGCCCACACGCTTATCTATTTTAGTTAAAACCTCTTTTTGTTCTTTCATCTGTATGGCTAAATCATTATTCTGAACTTCAAGACCTTCAACTTTCTTTTGTAGGTTGCGTGTTATTTCAGTGCCATCCCGTTCTATGACTACGATTTTATTCTTGACCTCAATCATTTGGTCTTGTAATCGTAAATAAGAAGCGTAGCCACCGCCAGCCAAGGTAATAACACTAATAACCACCGAGACATTATTCTTTAGCCACTCAACCATCGGTTTATCTCAATAGTGATGTTTTAATAACAACGGAGCCAGTACCGTTTAAAGCACCGCTTGTTTCAGTCCAAGACATTACAGCCCATTTAGCATCAATATCCGTAATGCTACTGGAAGCATAGCTCCAACCAGAACCGCCATCATTTGTTAGGGTTAGAACTGCTGGTTGCCCTATGCCAAATTCTGGTGAGCTTTGTAAGCCAGAAGAAGGATTAATATCTGCTTGGCTGATGCTTGTAATAAAAAGGGAACCTGTTCCTGCAATTGCACCGCTGACCGCAGCTTCTACAAATATTTGTTTGTAATCGCTGATGTCAATCAATCCACCAATTGTAGTTGAACCGCTGGTTATTTCTGCTGATAAAGCTGTAGTTTTTAAAAACATATGTTTGTCCTCTTCAGATAATTAGTCATTATCTTGGTAATCCTTCCATCTCTAATTGTGGAAGTTTGCTGCTAAATCCACCGCCGCCTGATGGTGGTAATTGAATTACATCTTGATTCTTCTTTAAATCAGCCACATTCATATTGAAAGCCTTGACTCCGAGTAGCTTATTAATCATTAACTTTTGTTTTTCGTCTATTACTTCATTATTTTCTTTTGCTTCAATTACTGCCCCATATAAGTTTTTTTGTAATTGTAAAAATCTTGCAGGATAAACATCTCTTAAAACTTCCACGGCAGCATCGCTTACATATCTTTTGTCGGCTATATCTTTATAAATTAGATCTGGATTACGAACATATAAAGAATAAATGCCATATTGAAATTTTTGTTTATCTGTTGGTTCAAATGGTTTTGATAATTGATAATTAGCTGGCTTCATAGCCTCCATTTTTTTCTTTAAGAATGCAACTTGCCTTGGACTTGTTTTTGCTGTTTGTTTGGCAAGGAATGGGAAAACATTATCAAGTTCATCATAATCACCTTGGAATGCATCAATAACATTTCCTATGCCTTCTAATTGTTTTAGTAATTCCTTGTCTTCTCTATATAGAATATCAGCTAATTTATTAGAATAAATATTTGGATTTGTTCCCTCTTTCATCTTAAGATCAGTATCGGTTAAGTATCCTACTGGAGCCAATACTGTGTTAAGGATTCCAGTTCCTGCATATTTATCTGTTAGTGTTCTTACTGCTGTTGCTTGGACTTCGCCTCTTCTGGCAATTACATTAGCAATTGATTCAGTTGCTTTACGAGTTGCGCTTAAACCTTTTTGCATTAATCCATAATTACGAATTGCTATTGACGGATCAAAAAACATATCAATTGCAGCTTTGGTTGCGAAACCAGTTGCGGTTGCCGTTCCAATATCTAATCCCATTTGTTGAGCTATAAGAGTAGGAATACCAATAGATGATAGTTCTCCAACTGGACCAATAGGAGTTTTAACTCCTTCAGCAACTTTACCAGCCATTATTCTTGGTTCAAATGAAATCATAGCGGCTGGTGTTGGGCGAAGACCTTGTGGAGTTCCAACGATTGGTGGAACAACTTCCATTCCTGCTTCTATTTCTTGTGTATATGGTTTTATCGGAGCAGCAACTAAATATCCTTTTGGAGCTTTTTTAAATTGTAATATCTCTGAAGTTATGTCTTCAGACAATATTGGTCTAATATTTTTTAAACCAATCATACCTTGCTTGCCACCAGTTATTGTTTCCGCATAAGCGTTTGCTAAAACTTCTTCTGTGGTTAAAGATGGAAGGAATGATTCTACTTCTTCACCATCTCTTGTAGCAATTCTTAATCCACCTCTACCTGTTCTTTCGCTTTTAAGTGTCGCAAGCTCATTATGTAGATTAACAGTAAAATCTACAGCTTCTTCAAATTCTTTAATTTGATCCTGAAGTTTTTTTAATTCTGGTGGAAGATCGCCAACAACATTACCCGCATCATCAACGATATATTCAGCTTCATTAGCCCACCATTTGTTTAGTTTGCTTTCGTCATAAACATATTTACCATCAGAATTTCGCTTCATCCATTTACTTTGAATTGCTTTTAGTGTATCGCTTAAATCTTCGTTTGCGGCTGCTGTTCCCTCTTTGTTGGGAATGTTTTTAAAGTCCTTACCAGCCGCTCTGCCTAATTCAGTTCTTGCATTTTTTATATAGGCTTCAGCATTATCAAATTGGAATTGTAATGTATTCCTTACTCTTCTTTGTGTTTTAGCAAGATCGTATGTTGATTTAATATCTTCATATTTTAAAGCTCTACGAATAGCATCTGGATCAATATCTAAAACAGTAGAACCTGCTTTTGGAAGAACCATAGAAGCTCCAAACTTTAAAGATTTTTGAACCGCATTTGTTGTAGCAGCTAAACCTTTAATGATTGATGGAGACAGAAATCCTATGGAACCACCGATTGCTGATCCTTCTGCTATGCCTTGTTTTGATCTAATCCACATCTTTGCTGCAAGATCTTCAGCAAATATTTCAGCATCTTCTTTTGTCATTTGAGCTTCACGAAAACCTTCGCTTGCTCCTTTTAATCCACCGCCAACGGCACCCGCTCCTGCTCCAGTTAATGTTCTTTGTAGAGCCATAGCAGTTTGAACTAACGGCTTACTCCAACCAAGATTTTCAAAAGATTCAGCTAATGCTTTATCATAAAGAAACTCTGCTCGCATTTGAATTGCTCTTTGTTTAGCAACCTCACTAACATCTTTGCCAACTTGTAATGCTGTTCCCTTAAACTCTGGTTGTATTAATCCAGTAGCTTCTTTTACAACTGCTCTACCTGCTGGTTGTAATCTTTCTGGTAATTTACTTACCACTTTTGTTCCTACTCTGGCAGCAAAAGCTCTTGCGGGATCTGTAATTGTTGGTCTGCTTGCTGCTTCAGCAACTTCTAAAACTTCTCTTTCGGCAGCATTTAGCATTTGCTGAATTGGAATTTCACTTGCTTCTGAAATTGCTCTCTGCTCCATTAAATTTTCTATTTGTCTTGTAGCTATTTCTTCAGCTTGTCCCATAGTTTTTATTTGTGATTTAGCAAGACGAGCAGTACCTAATCTTGTACCACCTGTCATAGCTCTGCCTAATAAGTCAGCTTCTGCTAAACCACGAACAAGCGTTGCGGCTGCTTTGCCACCAGTAGTTGCTTGCATACCACGGGCAACAAGTTTTGGAGCAAGACCTTTTACTAATCCTGCGCCACCAGTTGCCAAACCCGCACCTATATCTGAAACCATAGATACTGTTGGAAAATATTCACGGCGTCTTTGTTGGGCTGCTGTTCCCATACTTTCTATACCAGCTATATCGGCAACAGAACCAAGAACATCGGTTCCTATACCAAGAGTTAAACCAGATATAATACCCTCTGCTGCCGCTCCTAAACCAGCCATAAATCCCGCTGGTTTGTCGCCAGTATCTTTTAATACTGGAGCATTAGGATCGCTCTTTAATAAAGCAGCAGTTCTTTTTGCTCTTGCTACTGCTTCTTCACGGGTTATAGGCGCTCCAGAGGCTTCGGCGTTAAGCATAATTTTTTGAACGAATGGTTCATCAATTGGCTCTTGAACTGGAGGAGCCGCCGTTGTTGGAGCAACAGGTGAATCAAATTCATCAAAAGCATTAGCAGGAGCATCAAATTCATCAAACGCATTTTTTTCTTTAGCCATTATGGAGTCCCCAATATTTTAGCTGCTGCTCCTGCCCCGTACTTCTTATCAAAATCTGGAGCAAGTGAAGGATCTGCCTTTAATTTATTTATTGCTCCAGTTGGAATAACAGGAATTTGAGCGGCTTCACCAGCGCCTGTAAAGCCACCGATTGTTTTTCTTTCACGCATTTGGCGTTGTTTATCTAATAGCAACTCACGAAAAACATCAAACTTCTCTTTACCGTAAGCACCAGTACTCCAACCAGAAGCCTGTGGAATAACTTCTACAAGGCGCTTATATTCATTATCGCTTGGCACGCCAACATTATATTGTGATTTACTACCCATCGCAGCAGCCAAACCTTTTTCTAATACTTCTGCTCTTGCTAAATCTCTCTTGCGTTCATCTGTAGGGATTGCACCAACAAATCCAGAGTAGTTATATTTAGCAGCAATCTTTTGCAATTCATCAAGTTGCTTACTAAACGATGCGGCATCACTATCAATTGCATCAATATCTTTTTTATCATTATCTGAAATAGCAGCAACAAATCTACCTTGTGGGGCATATTTTGTAATAAGATCTACTCTGCCATCACCACGCTCAATCTTTTCTTCAACTGGAACTAATTGTTGAACGATAAGAGGTCTAACTTGTGAGGCATAATCTTTAACACGGTAGATCTTTGCCATTTGACCTCTATCAAGTGATTGACCTTCAAATAGCGGTTGAGCTTCAGGCGGACCTAATGCCTTTAATCTTTCAAGTTCATCCTTGGTTTCTTCACGCTTTGTTTTTGCTACTTCTTTTTCTGTTGCTCTTCTTGTCTTTTCACCGCTTTCTTGTTCTCTACCAATAATGCGGAATAGTTCAGCCGCATCAAATAAACCTGCTTGGGCTTTGCCTAATTTACCTGCATATGGTTTATAGATTTTATCTATGATCTTTATTAGCGTATCGTCTTCTTGTTTAGCAGCTTCCATTTTAAATTTAGCTGCTACTGCCATAGCATCGGCTTTTGCTTTTTCATTAGAAAAGCCAGCAGCAGCTTTCTCTAATTGAACGGCAGTTGCATTTTTATAAAATGCTTCAGTTAGTTTATATGATTCTTCAAGGTCATTACCAGATTGAACTAATTCTGAAAGCATGCCTTTCTTTTTACCTAAATTAGCAACTTGTAGATCAACATCTTTTTTAATTAAGCCATCCATATATTCTGCAAAACCACTGCCTTTGCCGCCAAGGAAGCTTCCAAATATATCGGCAGCGGCGGCAATAGCAAAAGCAATATTACCGCCAGTTGATTGGAACAATTTAGATGGATCTATTCTATCAGTCATAATATCTCTGCGTAATGCATCCTTTTGCATAGCAATAGCTTGACGACGAATTTCATAATCTTCTAAACGCTTTAATTCTAAATCAGCAGCAGTTTGTCTTACCTTTGCTTGAGCATCAGCAATTTTTAATTGTACCTCTAATTGCTTTGCAGCAGCATCTTCTTGGGCTTGTCTTGCTGCTATAAGGTCTTTATATTCTTGCGTATTTCTTGCAGTAGCGACCGCTTCTTCAAATGTCGGAACACCAGTTCCCGCAGTTTGTGTTCCACGCTTTGCCATAATTTGATCTATGGCAATTTTGTCTGATTCAATAGGATCTCTTATGCCTACCGCTTCGGCTGCTTTTTTAAGTAATGCATATTCGCCACTTCCACGAATAGCATTTGCTTGTGGATTATCTATTGAATAAGGACCAGATGGAGGACGAGGTTCAGATGGAACTGCACCTCTTGGAATGCCTACGCCGCCTGTTGCCACCACACCTAAATTACCTAATGGTTCTCCACCACCAACGGCGGGGGCAGATACAACAGGTTGTGTTGGAGCAGGTTGAACTGGAGCAGGAGGCGCAACAGGTTGTGCTGGTTGCGCTGCCATAGGTTGAGGAGCAATAGTCGGAGCAACTTCGGCAGGAGCAACTACTGGCATTTGTTGTCTTAACGCACCTACTTGTCCTTCAACGCTTGCAGCAATCTTATCAGCAGCAGCGTTAATGCCTTGATTATATGCTTCTATTCTTGTCTTTTGTTCTGGAGTTTCGTTTCCAGTTAGGGCAATAGTACCACCAAGAGCCGATAATGCTCTTGCCTTATAGTCAGATTTTAATTGGGAAGGAGGAGCAACGGCAGGGGAAGTAGCTCCTTTTGGTTGCTCCCCTAATGCTTTAGCTGCATCTGTTCCCGCTTTTTGTAGATCTTCAGCGGAAACACTTGGAGCGGCTTTCTCAATTGGTTTAGGTAATTTGCCACCTTCTCTAGCAAATTCAGCTTGCTCTGCCATAAATGCTTCACGATCTGAAGGAATAACTTTTGGTTTCTCATCTGGATATTTAGTTTCTACTTTACCATCTTTGCTACGAACTAAAATATCTCTGCCTTCTGGATCTACAGTTAGTGTAAAGCCTTCTGCGTCTGTTTGACCGATACGGAAAGGGGAGATCTTGCCTTCCCTAACCATTTTATCTTCATCTGCTCTTTCAGTTTGACCTTTAACTTGTTTTGTTTTTTCAAGAAAGTTTCTTACAAACTGTGCTTTATCTTTATCATCCTCAAATTGATCTGAATATTTTATAGCACGGCGATATGCATCCTTTAATTTTTGTAGGTCTTCAGCAGTTTCGGCTAATTCAACTCCACGCAATAAATCTTGTTTTGGTCTAATCTTGCCTTCTGCTACTTCTTTATCAAAAACGCTACTATAGCCGCTCTTTAAGGCAGCAACAAAAGCTTTTCTTTGTTCTTCATCAGCAGCGGTAAATAAATCTGTTGCCTTGGTTCTTGCTGATTCAAGTTCTTCAAAGCTATTAGCAGATTTTAATGACTCTTCAAAATCCTGAAGAGTTTCTGGTTCTCCACGAACAGCACCAAAATCTTCTGGTTCTTCAGTCATTAGTGGATCGCTTTCTACAAAACGATCACCAACGGAATCACCACGGATTTCAGGATCTGTTGGTTCCATACCAACAATATCGCCATCTGCATATTCTTCAACGATTCCACCTTCAGCCCAAGTTGCTCTTGCATATGCACGAAAATGTGGATTCTTTGCTAATGATTTAGCATGACGAGCATACCAAGATGTTTTAGCTTCTTTATTCTGTGGGCGATTCTTTAGATTAGGATCACCAAAGAATTTAACTGAACCATCAGGACCAGTCACTTTATGTGTTTTACCTTTGCGTTCGTTGCTGCGAACAACTTTATATCCGCTTCCAGCTTTACCGCCTTCAGCTAATTTAACCATACCGCTATTTTGAACTGATGGAGTATTTTCTACTGGCATACGAATTTGAGTTGCTTGTGGCATTTCTGTCTCCTTTGCTTTTGCAAGTGCGGCAAGGGAGCCAATTAAATCTCCATCAGCAGCACCCATGATAGAAGAGAAATCTATGCCACTATTGTTTTCAAAATTAAATTGAGTTCCTGCTGCGTTGCTTGGTTCTACTCTACTTTCAATTTGATAGTTTTCATCAAAGAATTCAGGCGCTCTGGCATAATCACTTGATTTATATTTTTCATATGCTTTGGCAGCTTCTTCGCCTAATTTACCTTTACCACCCTGTTCTTGTTCTACTGATAAATCTAAACGGGGTAGATCTGCATATCTTTGCTTGGCAATATCTTTAATTTCCATATCTTCTAAACTAACAATATCACCATCAGCCATCTTTTTCCAATTACCACCCTTTTCAGAGTAATAACGAGAAGCCCAAGCATTTGCTACGGCAGATGGATAAACATCAAACTTTGCTTTGGCAGCGGCTTTAGCTTTTTCCCATAGTTCTGGTTTTGTTGGTTTATTATCGCCACCACGAAGTATATTTTCGTATTTTACTTTTTTAGCCATTATGGAATCTCCTTATTTCTTTTTGCGTAGAGCAGCTTTGAGAGCTTCCATTTTAGCTTCCTTTGGTTTTTTGTTTGCTAAAAGGGCATCAACAAATTTGCCAGCAGCTTCTGCGGGTTTTGGAGACATTACAATAGAACGAGGAACTACAATTTCACCCTCGCTTAAAAGTGCTGGAACAACATCGTTCTTTTTATTATCAAGTTTAGCAAGATCACCTTCAGCAAGTTTATTTGCTTTTGCTGCTTTCATCATAGTTGCATAAGCAACTGCTTTGCCTTTTTCTTCACCATATTGTTCTTTGAATGCTGGCATAGCTTTTTTAGCAGCAGCGTGAGCGGCAACTATTTTAGCCTTTGGCATTTTTTTCTTTGCTTCTACTTTACCGCCATCTGCAAGCGCAGCAATTAATGGAAGGGCTGCAAGTGAAGCTCCACCCGTAAATGGGGCAGCAACTACTGCGCCAATACCGCCAGCAATTTTACCAGCAGTTTTCCAACCTGAAGCAGCAGATTCTCTTTGGGCTTCATCAGAGGCAGCTTGATTTCTTTGGCGTTCTATTTCTGCTCGCTGATTTGCAATTTGTATGTCTGCTTGACGATTCTTTTCTGCTTCTGTAAGTTCAGCAGCAAGCTTCTCTTGACCTAAACCTAATTGTCCTGCTTGTGAGAACATTTGAGTTTCTGCCCCACGCATACCAGTAAGTTGTTGTCCGAGTGCTTGTTGGGCTGCTAATTGTTCTTGCGCTCTTAAAATTGCAGCTTGTCCTGCCGCACTTTGCCCTAATGTTGCTTGTTGCTGTAATAGTAATCTTTGAGCGGCTGCTGGATTCATTCCTCTTGTTGTTGCAAGAGAACCTGCCGCTGCTCTGCGATTTGCTTCAAGAGCTTGTTGTAATTGTAATTCAGCAATAGAGGTTCCTTCGCCCCTTGCTCTTGCAGCAAGCATATCAGCGAGTGTTTGTTGTTGTCCTGCAATAGCCCTGCCAGCCCCTTGAGCTTGGGCTAAAGCATCATAAAATCCTGCTCTTTGACCTATTTGAGTTGCCCCTGCTTCACCTGTTATTGTTGGGGTTGAAAAAGGCATTCTGTCTGGACCAAAGAAAAAGTTATATGCTGAACTTCTTTTAGCAACTTCTTCTGGCGTCTCATTTTCTATAGTATAACCATTAGCCATAATATTTTCCTCTTTTATAATTAGTCAAAAAAATCCGATTAGCCCGCAATTTGACGATCACGAACACGATTTCCACCGCCCTCAACTCCATACTCAAAGCGTAGGTTAGATAGATTAAAGCCTTGACCTAATGCTCCGCTTACTGGAATATCTTGTATGGATACTTTCATAGCCATACATTTTTGTCGTTGTGGGCGTATTTCATATTGATAAAGATCAAAGTTTCCACCGTAGGATCCAGAACCATATGGGCTTTGTGAGCCGTAATATGTTGGTATTACTGGTTCTACCGTTATTGTTTGACTTGATGCGTTATTGTAGTCGTAATAAAGATTTACTTGTAGCTGGTGATCTGTCTTGTATTCTCCAAGAATATAGAATTTCCATAGCCTTTGGAAACCCTGTATGCCAGATAGGTTTAACCAACTTGTAGTAATCCCCATAGAATATGGAGTGCCATCATCTTCATATGTATTTGGCGTTTCAATTAATACTTGACCGTTGCTGCGTATATAAGCTTGTCTATTGTTCCAGATAATGGAATCAACAGCATTTATGCCAGTAAATACGCTCCAAGCATCTACATAATAATCATAAACAAGAACAGTAGCCGAATCCAGAGTTATACGGATTTGATTGTTTTCATTCATTAGTACAGCAGAGCTTACGAAATCTGGATTGTATGCTTCTACTGGAGCGCCAATATAGCTTGCTTGTAAGCCACGATTAATTATATAAATACCCTTACTACCCTTAAAGATTAAGCCTTCTGGAGTATTTACGATGCTGCGTAAGTTATTGCATCCTGTATCGCTTGTGATTAGGATTGTATCGCCATAATCGTTGTTTGCACCAGTATTGTCTGGACCTTGACCTGTAATAAAGCGTATGCTATTTTCTTTAAAAATAATTAGCTTATCGTCAAGAGAACCTAATCCAATTACTGGACCGCCAGTTGGATCAACATTTATAACTTGGAAAGCAGACCACTCAACAGGAACCTCTGGACTTACTTGTTTGCTATACCAAATTTGTAAAGGATCTTGCGAGTTTAGTAGAAATAATCTATTACGATGAACCACTAAACTTGATGGGGATGGTGGAATATCGTTAGGCAAAACATCAGCGGTGGTATAGATTAATTCAACCAAATCCGTATCTGGCGTGGTGTCTGTTGCTGGTGTAATAAATTGATTGTTTGGATCGTTATTATTTGCGTTTGTAATTGGTAATTTGTAATATTCAGTTCCATTCGCTTGAGTTCGGTAAAGAACACAAACAACTGGAGAGCGATTATTAGCTGGTATTTTTTCTGTTAGTGATAGTGGATATAATTGTATATTACTTACATTTGTTCCTGACACGCCAATCTTTTGTGTAAGAGAAACTTGATATGGAACAGATGGGGCTGAACGGTGTAGATTGCCAGCATTATCAACCCATTCCCATACAGCAACATAGGAATAGTTTTGAGTTCCTGCTCCAGTAGAGCCTTGCATATTATAGATTAGTGGATTCCAGTTAAATGCATCTTCTACAAGGCTTTGCCCGTCATAAGCAAAAAGCATACCACCGCCAACAAAAAGGTTGCTGGCTATTTCTGCTCTACCATATGATACTTCAGGTTCAAAGAAATCTATCTTTACGCTCGTAATACCAGTTTGTAATTCGCCAGCTATTTCACCAAACTCTGTAATATTACGGAAAGAACACATAAATTCTGTTGCTGATATTGCATTTGTTTTTGGAACCCATCGTAAAGACCAAGATGGATTTATAGCAATACCGTTTGGTCCAGCAGCAGTTGATTCATTAAAACGAGCAATTACTTTACCGTTTTCATCTATGCAGAAATAAGAACTTTGTCCTGTTAATACATTTGCGCCGCCTACAACAAATGCATAACCCTTACCAGAATAAAAGAAGGCTGCTCCCGCTATGGCAATTTGTTGTTTATCAAATGTAGGACTACTAAAAGCAGCCCCATCAAATATCTGACATCTTGTAAATGATTGATTAATGTTATTGGAGTAATCAACAAATACTCTTATCTCTCTTGTTGGTGAATTGGGATCTGGAACAGCCGAAACACGATTAACAGAATAACCGCTTATTGTTTCAAATTGCACATATTGAAGGGAATAAACATCATCCCAACCATAAACTTTAAATGTATCGCCGTTGCCAAGAGCTTCGCTATAAGCTAATGAAGGTCCATCGCTGATGGGATCATAGAATAGCTGTCCCATTTTCATTTGGGAATTTACTATTGTATAAGTTGCTGAAGGAATATTATCTGTTGGCAGATCAAATTTCCATAGAGTAATACCCTGTGGAGAAGGTTCCCTGTTAGTCATAGCAAAGTAAATTTGAGTTCCACTTGCTACTGTAGTTATTGCAGCCACATCATAGCTTTGATATGTTTGGCTTGGAGAATTATCATTTAATGAATTATCTGTGATAAATTGAAAGCTGACTGTTGCTGCTAAATTACCTAATGGCAATATACCACGATAGATACGAAAATCACTTGAGTTGTAATAATAAAATACAAAAACATCATTACAAACAATTACACGAGGATTTCTACCCTGTGCGGTAATGGGAACTGGACCAATAATAATTTGTCCTGTAGCTCTATCGTTGATTTGATAATAGGTTGTAAAGATGCCTGCAACTTCACGAACAAATACATATGCTTCCACGCCAGATGGATGAACGGCATTATCGCTTGAGAAATCACGGGCAGTTCCGTTGCTTATTGGTTTGCTGGTTAGATAAGTTGATTCAAAATCGCCTTTATCTTTCCAGTTATTTGTTCCTTCAATATATGAATAGATATTGTTTTTATCAAAGCAAAGCAATTCATTTTTAAAATTCATTACTGCCTGACCGTCAGTAATATTACCGCCGCCATCAATAACATTTTGACTAACGCTTTGAAAGCCTTCTCGTTTATCAATACGCCCTAATCTACGAAATGTAGCGTTTTGAGCATAAAGAAGCTTACCAAGTTTAACTTGTTTTGGATCAGTTTTTGTGTCTATACCTTGAATAAGCGGGAGTTCTATTTGTTGTCTTTGTAAAGCCATTTGTGTCTCCCAATATTAAAGTTGTCTTGCTGAAAAATAAGTTTCTGAACCGCCTTCTCCAATTTCAATATTTGCTGGTATGCCGCCACCACCTAAACCACATAGTAATGAAATTGTCATAGTTCCAGAGGGAACATTAATTACGGCTGTGTATGGATAAAATGAACCAACTAATGTATTTTCATCTACAACTCTAAATGTTTTTTTACCTTGATAATAAGTTGTTCCATTTTGATGAACTATTTTTGTTTGAAGCGACATCCAAGCAGTTGGAGTTGTTGTATTAGCAACCCAATAACCAGCATTATTTTCACCGCCAAGAACTTCAACATAAACTGGTCTGCCGCTGCTGGTAAATGCTAATGGGCTATTTGTAATTTCTGAAGCGATAAGACCATAGCTTCCTGTAAGAATTGCTGAAGAACTTACAAAGTTTAATGGTGGAACATAATTCCAAACCATTTCTCCGCTTGGAGTTATATAAAGTGAAGAAGTTGTAGTTGTTAAAGAAGATGTAGTTCCTTGAGTTGTTGTAGGTATAGCATTTGGAACGGTTTGTGGTAAAGTAATATTTGCTGTTGGAAGCGTTAATGTATAGTTAGTTGATAAACCGTCTGGAGTAATAAGGTTAATGCCACCAGCGGGATTTGTGTCGTTTCCGCTATAAACTTTTACTGGACCATTTTCCATAGAGGCATATTCGCCCACATCTTTCTTCCACTGGAATGTTGATAAACCAGCAAAAGTAGCCGAACCGTTTGTTCCAGATAAACCGCTAATACCACCAAATGAAGCGGCTGCTAAACCACCGTTTTCTGTAATACGAACAAGGGCATCGTTGCCATCTTTGTAATAAAGATCGCCGCTGTCATTATAAAGACGATTGCTGCCGCTTGGATCACCAGCTAATGTGGCTAAACCAATTGCCTCAACATTTGTTATTTGATTGGCATTTACTGACAATTCACCGTTAATGTTTAGGGCATCTTGCGTAAGCGTCACACCACCGTTTGGACTTTGATGATTGTGTTCTGCAATTGTATTTGTAATAATATCGTTAAGTTCTTGCGCCCACTGTGGTCCTGGAGTTGTGGAAACTACGGGTGGGGTTATATTCATACTATTTGGCATATGCTTGTCCTCTTCTTTAATTAGTATTAAACTTGCGTAATCGTTGCAATAATGCTTGGAATTGCTGGTCTATCTGGATTGCTTGATGATGCCTGTGATAAAATGCGTAGATCTATGTCATCTGAATACCACATTATTTCTATGTAGGAACCACTTGCCAGATAATCTAAATAATTCCAAGCAGCAACAAGTTTAGTATTATTGCCTACCAGCGTAAGTCGTGTGTTGCTGTCAGGAACATTTACGCCATCTTTACGAAACCATATATCAACATCATCGTTGCCGCTGTCTGTTTTATCTAATTGGGCTGAAAACTGTAAATTATAAGTTCCATCGTGTTCCGCAGTTATTCTACTGCCGCTTACAATAGAAAATCCATCCGCAGCCACCGTGCTATTTAGCGTCATAGGTAGGGCGGTATTTGGTGTAGCCGATGCTGTTTGAGTTGTCGTATCGTAAAAGTTTCCGTAATAACGAGTGTTTCTATGAACCCATTTATTTGTGGCTCCCTCAAAAACCATTAGATCGCCATCAACAGGAGCGCCACCTGTTAGTTCATAGCCTTGTAAATAAGTTGCGTTTGCTGTTTGCGCCCAACTGGAAGTTATTGCAAAAGATGATGTCCCTAATAGGGAACCAGAAAAACTACCTGTTATTACACCTGATGAAATATTTACACTGCTGGCAGTTAATTGGTTTGTTATAATTTGACTTGATGTAATATAACTTGCTGTTAGGCTATTGATAGAAACATTTTGATTTAGTGAAAACTGACGAGCGCAATTATCTACAACAAGAGTAGCCACGCCAGCATAATCGCCAAATGCTGCCGTTGCTGGTGTATAAGACGCTGTGTAAAGGGCAACATCACTAAAACGGATTTCGTCATAATTACCTTGTGCGCCACCATAGAAGGGGGACATATCAGTCGTCCAACCAACAACAAGAGTTTCTGCTCCAGTTCCCAAGTTTAATAGAGGGGTTGTATAAACAAGGTTTCCATCAACAAATAGGCGTATTGTAGAACCACTTCGGCACATAGCAATAGCTTGCCAAACACCAGCAGTTAGATAAACACCAGTAGCAACCGCCCCTCCCGCTAAACCAAAATATAGTTGTCCTAAATACATCCATAGCGATAGGTTAGGAGAGGATGGGCTGTAGATTTGCGCTAAACCTTGGAAACCATAAGTTGTTGTATAAACTGGATTTACCCAAAACTCAAATGTAAAGTCGCCAGTAAGCCCATTAGCATTTTGAAAGTAAGGTGTTCCTAAAGCGCCAGTAGCGGCAAATACTTGCATTTGGATGCCGACATTTCCACCAACATTACCAGCGTGCGACATAGAACCGCTTGCAAACTTGTAAATTGTATTATCCCAAGTAATACCTGTAGAAACATACCAATTTATTCCACCATAAGCTCCACACATACCGCTGTCGGTAATTAGGTTGCTATTGAAATGGTTTAATGCTATTGTGTTTGGATTGTTGCCGACAATAACAATTTGCTGTGGGATCTGGATTGTTAGATTGCTACTACCTGTTGCTGTAAATTCACAAGGAGCAGAGGAACTAATAATAAGTGTCCCGCTCCCGCTTGTTTCTGTATGGATACAGCAACCTTCAGCAACTATATTAAATGTATCGCCTGTGATACTGCCTGTATCTGCATTTAGCGTAATGTTTTGTGGAGCGCCAGTATATGTTATTGTTGTTCCGCTGCGTGTGGCTGTAAGACCACCAGCGGCATTAAATGTTAAAGAGTTTCCTTGTCCTGTGCCAGCAGTGCCTTGGGCTGCAACGGTTATTGGTTGCTGAAATATTGTTAGTGTGTCGCTGCCATTACTGCCATAAGATATGCCACCGCTGCCACTAAATACAAAAGAATTGCCAGCTACTTGTGCTGCTCCTTCTGGAGTTATTGTTATGTTGCCACCTCCAGCAGAAAGATTTGCAAGATCCTCTTGTAATTGATTTATGGCAGCAGCCGACTCATCAATATACGGATTAACCGTATTGATAATATTGTCTAACGCCCTATTGATTGTAGGGGAATCAACATTATTCTTATCAAGACGAACATTAGATATTTTTTTGTTTCGTATTGTCATCTATTATTGATTCCAATCGTAGCCCCACCAACCATACTGCCAGCCAGCATCTGTCACAACGCCTTGTGCATAAACATCGCTGACACTTGCGGGGGAACCTTGATCTCTGTTATTGGCTTCATTACGAATGCGTTCAGTTAATAATGCCTTTTGACGAACAAACATACTTGTATCGGTTTCTTCCTTTTGCTTGCACTTAATACAAACATCAACAATTACATATTCTAACCAGTTTTGTAAATTGCTTTGTGGTAAGAATTGTTGTGATAAATCAAGTGGGCTACTGATTGTAAATTGTGGTGCTGTAGGTACATACCATACAAGCAAATCAACCTGCCCTGCTGCTGGAGGCTGAAGCATGATTAAGTTTTCTTTTATGCTATAGCGATAATTTGTACTGTATTGTGTAGCATAACCTTGTAGGTTTAAGCTGTTTGCACGATTGCGTTCGTTAAAGTTAAATGGTTGTAGAGTTATACGATTATTGCTTATTTGTGGTGGAGTGGCATTACCTCCAAGAACTAAATCTACACCTAATACTTTATAACAATCGTCTGGTAAGAATGAGTTTGTAAATATTTGATCTGCATTTACAGAAGCCGTGGTGAAGTAAAAATAATAATCTCCACCAAACGCATTAACGATAAGACCTTGTAATTCACCTAATGAGTAATTTATATAACTTGTTAGTTCGTCATTACTAATAAATTCAGAATAGGTTAGATCTGCACGGTTGCGTATGTCTGTAATAATATCACCAAGGGTAGTTGCCATATTGATTCCTCTGTAAAAAAGGGCTGGCTGGATTTAGCCCAACCAGCCCCAAACCTAAAACGGGAGACGGCGCTTTAAGTTTAATCTTCGTAGCTACAAGCTTTCATAAAATTTTCTAATGCTCCTGCGAAGGCGGTTTTATCACCGCTTTTTAACGCTCCCATTACTTCTTCGGCAGCAGCCATTTTAGCTTCCATCATACCACTTTCTTCACTCATACCTTCTTCTTCTTCTTTTGCCATTTCACCCATTTTGCCTGAAGCCTCAACGGGTTTCTTTGCCATCTTGGCAATAATAGCCATTACGGCTGGTTTCTTGCCACCCATACCGCCATCTGCCATTTTAGCTGGCATAGCTTCTTTTTCCATATCCATAGCTTCTTTTTCGTTGCCAGTGTATGGGTTTGAGCGTTTAATCTTTTGTTCTGTTAAACCACCCTCTGCCATCTTTGCCATACCGCCGCCCATCATTTTTTTGCCATACATATTATTTGTCCTCTCAATTATGAAATCTTATTTAGAATAACTGTTGCTGCTGGAACAATTGGTAAATTGCCAATTTGTGCTGTAATCGTCACTTGCGCTTGAGTATCTACCGCACCAGTAATTGAACCGCTAATACCTACTGGAACAAATGCTGAATTGCTTGAAGTCCAAGTTGGTTCGCCAATAGTTCCCGCTTCAGCTTTTACTGGATTGTTTGGTTGAGAATCAATAATAACATAAGCATCTAAATCAACAATAGAACCACTTTGGATAGACACTGGATTTGGGCTGATAAATGCATTTAATATTTGGAATTCAGCTAAACCAATTGTTATTGAACCTGTGACTGATGGAGATAATTCGTTGCTAATTGTTGTATAAGTAATTGTTGGATCAAAGTTGCTTGGGAATGTAAAGCTAATTGCTCCTGCGCCACCCGATAATTGTGTAGCTGAAGTATTTACTTCTATACCAGATGAACTGCTAAATGCAGAACCTGTGGTTGAACTAAATGGTCCAGTATTAACAACAGAAATAACAGCAGGATTGCTGCTTGTATAATTATTTAAAGAATCCTCTGTTGCAGGAACTTGCCATATAACACCGTTTGATAATATTAGATTAGTTGATACAATAGCATCAAAGTTTAGATATTGTTGTGGTCTGCCCCACTGTGTTTTATAAACTACAGCAGGTGAATTTACTACAAGATCAACTCCAATAATATCTGTTGGCACAAGGAAAGTATCGTTGCCAGCATCTACAATTTGTTGATTGACATTACCAGAAACATTAATTCTTGCTTGTAATCTACCCTTGATTGGAGTCACTTCAGAAAAATCTTGAACGATTGTACCAACAAATGAACCAACATATGAGCCAGTTGCGCCAGCAGGGATGATTACGCTTGACGATACTGGAATTAAACTGTTAGTATTATCGCCACCGTATGAACCACTTGTGGTAATAAGTTGTAAGCTTGAACCGCTGACATTACCAACATAGTATGTAATATCGCTTTGAGTTGCACTTCCCCACGCAGGAACGCTTGAAGTGACAGGGCTTCCACCGCTTACAATTTGAAATTTTGCTGGTAGTGATGGAGAAAAATCACCAACAACAAGTAGATTTAATTTATCAATTACGCTAATACCTTCAATATATACAGATGCGGTGTCATCATTTTCAATAGTCAGCGTAAATCTATCTGGCTGATTTGCTATTACAAATTGTGGTGCGGACAAACTTATATTTAATGACATATTATTTTTCCTCTCTTATAATTAGATTTATTTTTTCTAAAAGCCTTGCAAAGTTCTGTTTATTATTACGGCTTGCGAACTATTCGTTAAACCGCCCGATACAGCAGTGATTTGTATATTGCCATAACTACCTGTAATTCCTAACTTACCTGTAGAATCTATGTTTGCAATATCGCTTCCAACATTTAAAGTCCAAGATGCTTGGGAACTTACATCAACTCTGCTGCCGTTGCTCTTTAATAAATATGCTGAATATTGATATTCAGAACCAGAAACTACATTTGCAATTTGTGGATAAACCGATAAAGATACTGGTAAAGCATCTACAACGGTAATTTCTACTTGTGCATAGGGATCACTTCCATAATTAGCTGGATTGTCCCATACGCCTATAATGCAACTTCCAGTTCCATTAATAATAACAGAACCTCCACTTGCTGATAGTTGAGTAAATGAAGTATTTACCTGTATGCCAGATGAGCTACTAAAGGCTGAACCTGTTGTAGAGTTAATGCCTTCGCTAAATTCTACTACGGCAGCAACATTTGGATTAGAGGAAGAATAGTAATTAAAAGCCTGTGGAAGAGGTATGGAATCGCCATTTTTTAAATATACCGTTGGCTGTAATTGGAAGTCAAATCCAACATTTTCTATTGGGCGTGCATTATCAGCAAAACTCCATAGGGTAATTGGACTTCCTAATGTATAAATTTCTGGTTCTGTTATGCCAACAACAAAGGTTGCTGGTTCAGCAACTATAATGGTAGGATTATCGCCTATCATTACTCTGCCACCAATATTTACTCTATATGAAATAGATGAATTTAAATATCTTACTGCATCTGTTTGTGGAATCCAAAGAGCAGGATACGATGCAGAACCTTGTACTGTAATGCTGCTTGTGACAGGTACGCTGCCACCACCGCTGCCATATGATGCGGTAAATGAAGCTGTTGGTGGAGTAAAGTTGCCAGTATAACGAGCAAAGTTGCTCATACGCATCTGAATAAAATACCCATCAGCAGTATGGCTAATAAAGCCTTCGTATGGGCTATTGCCTAAATCGGTAAAATAAGGTACAGATAGATTGTCACCAAATAGATAATAATTGTTGCAGTAATGTGGATTTAGTGCTACGCTTCTTGTTCCTGTGCCGCTCCCCGTACCATTAATATAAAATGTGACCGTATCTCCGTTGCGAACAACAGCTTGATGCACCCATTCATTTAGGGGAACTGTTGCACTACTGGAAATACCTACAACTGGTGGATGTGGAAAGGGCGCTACAAAGTCCTCTTCCATCATAACGAACATTTCGCCACTTTCTAAATAACCTATTAGCGCACCTGCACCTTCTACAAAGGGAAAACCAAATGTTTTCCAAACATAACCTGCATCGTTGGTTGGCTGAACATAACCAGTGGCAGGAACACCATAAGAGCGTAAATAACTCCACCATTCGTATGTAAAGTTATTTGCAAGCGATGATATTGGTGGATCAAGTGAAAAATTTGATAATTGTCCTAATAACGCACCTTGGCTTACATTTGGATCGTAATCATATATGGAACTTGTAAAGTTTAATGCATAACCTTGCTGTGTTGGAGGCGAACCGCTTACAACTGGTGGAAGGCTTGGTGGTATTTGTAGCGAAGCATTATTATTGCTTGTATAAATGCCAAGTGGGTAAGCGGGATTGCTATTATAATCAAGTCCCCAATAGCCAAGGTTTTCGTAATATGGACCAAGTTGGAGTGGAGGCGCACCTAAATAGTAAAGGCTGCTGCTTGCAAATGGAGCAATAATCCACTGTGTATTGTCACCGCTGCCGCTTGGTAATGGAATCGTGCCACTTGCTTCTATTGTTGTGGCTGGTGGAACTATATTGTTGCCAACGCCTAAATTTATGCTTCTTTTGCGTAATACTGGATCGCCCAACGAGACAACATCATCCTCGTTGGTTAGATATAATGTTTTAATACTTACAGCTTGGGAACTGCTGTTATAGACAATTATATTTACAGGAATTGCGCTATTGCCTAATTGAATATATTCACCAGCGACACTTGCCAAGCTGGAAGATATTTGGGCGGTGACGCTCAAAGTATATTCCTCATAGCAAAAAGGGGCTGGTAAGTTTTCCCTACCAGCCCCATCGGTTTAACCTTTAGAACACAGGTGAAGTGGTGCCTACAACTGTTAGATATAGTGAAGAACCGCTTGGTGGGTTTGCAATCTCTGATACATTTGAACCGCTGATGTGATACATTTTAATACCAACTATAGCGGCTTTTGATAAGCCTGTGATATTAAATGCGGAAACATCTAATTCAGGTTCATATGCAACAACTCGTCCAGCATAATATTCACCATCTGCTGGAGTTGCCATTACGCCACCCGAAACCCAAGTGATGCTTGGAGAACCTAACCAAGCTTCTTGTGATGGGTATAGGAAAATGTATGAACCGCTTTCTTGTAGAGTGGCAGCATCGTTAAAGGCAACAACGCCCTTGCTTTGACCGCCGCTTTCAACTAATGAACCCGAACCGTCATTACCAATATCTACACGGGCAAAGTAGGTTGTAGCTTCTAATTTTAGTGTCTTTTGTACGGTTGTTCCGCTATTGACACCCTTTCTTGCATTATTTACACTTGGCATATTTTATCCCTCTTGTGTTTGTGTGATGTTCCTGTTAAGATCTCTTTAGAAAGAAGAAGGGGAACCAACCAGTTTTAGGTGGCTGGCTCCCCCTCAATCAACTAAAGAAAGGAACTTTAGGCAGAAAGCTCAACTTTGCAGTTAAAGCCCGCAGCATTACAGGCGAGATTGCCGTAGAATTTGGCACGAACTTCTCGTCCGTCGTATGATTCTACAGTACGGAATACTTGACCTACGCCGTTGTCATCAAGGAATACTGGTTCGCCTTCATTTGCATGTAGGAGAGTCCAAGTATCCATTTGTAGCAACCAAGCAGTTTTTGGTTCAACATCACGATCTGGAACAACGATGACTTCGCCTTTTGGACCTTGGAAGCGGAATCCGCTAAATGACACCTTTCCTGGACCTTCAAGGCTGGTGTAAATAACATTCGCTTGTAGATCTTGAGCTAATTGTGTATAGCTCTCAAAATCCATGAAGCAGTAATCAGGACGACCACCTTCACGGGCAACTCTTGAGATCGCTGATACGATTGCATCTTTGACTGATAGAGAAGTACCATCAAAGACAATACCAGCTAAACGAACTTGGTCTTTAGCTCTTGAAACACCATAGAATGGGGTTGAAAGAGCAGATGAACTATCGGTAATCCAAGCTGGAAGACCACGAACTTGTAGGTTTAGAGTACCAGCAGTTAGTAGTTTATCAGCAGCAACGATAGTGGCTGAAGCGCCACCAGCCGTTAAGTCGGCAGCAGCACCGCCGAGAGATAGTGATAGAGTAATTGTGCCAGTATTACGATCAACAGCAATTACATAATATGTAGCTGAACCAAGTGTGCCTGAACGGGTGCGTTGTAGGGCTTGATTAACTTCAAATTGTACTGATTCTTGTGGGTTGGTTAGAACAACAATACCAGTTGAAAGGTTTGGTGAAGTACCAACTGTGGCTAATGTGCCTGAACCATCACGGAATAGACCAGATGAAACGGCATTAGCAAGGCGTTTAACAGCCGCATCAATAACCATTTTAGCGCCCTTGGCGAACGCTTGTTTGCTGGTCATAGAAGCTTCAAGAGTTAGACCGCTGATGCGGGCAACTGATAGAAGAACAACAGGGGTGACAACGAACGCTTCAAGATCTTGTGCCGCTAATACAGCTTGAGCTTGAGCGAGAGTTGGGGCAAAACCCTGTGATGTGGCAATTGCTAATGGGATCTTGGTTCCGTTGCCGCCTTCACCACCTTTCTTATTTACAAGGGCGAAGAATGGGCGATCTGAATAGGAAAGATCTTGCATAGCAGGTAGATCATAAAGTTGTTTTAACATCGCATCAGCAGCGACTTGATCAAAATTTACTGAACTCATATTTTTATCCTCTTATTGTCTAATGACAAATTATATTTGATTGGTTAGATATTACGGTTATTACTGTGGTCACTACTTTCTGTATGCCTCTGCTTTTGGCACTTACGCTTTTGCTCTTGAGTTAATTAGTGCATCATTTCTGGAAAATCCAACTTTTTTTATTTTGCTCGTCTTGCACTTTGTTCCATAGCTTCTACGGCTCTTGCTATGGCATCCTTACGCTCAATTTTTTGTGGGTTATAACCTACACGAGATTTTGGTTTAGCAAGGTTATTTGTAATGGTATTTGGCGTATTTGCATCTTTAATTTGGAAGCGAGATACTGACATATTTTCATATGGTTTATTTTCTACTACTTCGCTTTTTGTGGCAACAACTTCTTTTTCGGTTTTAGTTTCTGTTGGGGCAACTTCTACACCTTTACCACTAAATACGCCGTTTAGTTTATTCCATTCTTCACGGAAATATTCTTCAGCATTCTTGGCAGCTTCTTCAAGAGGAATCATCTCTCCAGTTTCATTATAATATTCTTCAATAATGCCAAAGATAAATTCTTCTGGACTTTCAGCTTCACCAAATGGTTTATATAGTTGTGTTAGGTGTGGGTACTTATCTTTATTGCCATCAACAAATTCATGTATTTCTTTTGTAAAGTTCTCAACAGCAGCCGCCCTCTCCCGTTCAACACGCTCTTGTTCTTTACGAGTAAATTGTTCTTCTATCTCTTTGCGGATAGTATCTGGATCTAAACTTTTTGGTTGCTTGTCTTTAGTTTCATAATAATCAATAACAGCATCGGTTAATTCCTCATATGTAATTCCAAGTTTCTCTAATAAGGCTTCTGGATTGGCTTTATATGATTGTTTTGCTGATTTAAAGTAGGATACTTCTTCCTCCAGCTTTTTATAATCACTTTGCCATTTTTCCAATTCTTGCTTACGAGCAACTTCTTTGCGAGCGAACTCTGCTTCCTTTTTAGCAAAATCTAATAGCTTGCTGCTATTTGGTTTTTCTATCACTGCCTCTGCTGGTTTGCTTTCTACGCTTTCTGCTGGTTTTTCTGTCGCCTCTGCTGTTGGCTGTTCCGTTGTCTCTTGCATTATTTATTCTCCTTTTTCTTTTATCCAAGTCCAACTTTTACCATTTATTATATCCCAAACACAGGTAATACCTACATTATAATCATAGGCAATAATTTTGTATGGGCGTCTTGTATCACTTCGTATCTTTGCTACTTGTTCTTCCGTTAGTTTTTTATTTCTTGCTTTCTTCATAACTGTCTCCTATTGTAATGACGGGGTTCCCGCCGCAACCGCCGCTTCAGCCATAGGTAATGGACCGCTTGCTGCTGGTAGGGCTAATTGACCTAATTCACTTGGGGCTACTTGTGCGCCAAGTTCTGGTTGTGGCAATTGTGGGATTACTGGTTCAGGAGCTTCAAGTGCATTTAGATCACTGATAAACTGACGGAATAACTCAAGTTTTTCTTCACCTTCACCAAGTTTCTTGCCTAATGCATAATATTGTAGGCATAGCTTACGGGCTAATTGTAAATTATCAAGTGGATCTGGAGGGGTATATTCTGTATCCTCCAGCATCTTTTCAAAGATTTCTTTTAGATATTCATCTTGTGCTGTAGATAGGGTATTGTTTGCTTCAATATCAGGGAAGTTTAGCAATTCACGCTGTTCTACTGGATCTATTAGCCCACGCTTTACAAGATCATCAATTGCTTCCAAACGCCCTGCTGGTTCAGTTGGTAGTGATGATGCAGGGAAAACACTGATTGTATAATCTTGTTCTTTTAGACGAATTTCTTTTAGGTCAAGAGCAGTTAATGTTTTAGGATTTGGATTTTTTACTGGATAATGACCAGCGTTGTTTTCAGCAATTTGACGGGCAACACTCATGCAGCATTTAGCCACATCAACAAAGAATTGTTCTACATCTTGGCTGAATTCTTGGAAGCGTTCGCTTTCAATATTGTTATATTCAATAAGGGCTTTACCGCTGTTTAAGCCAGCAGGTTTTTGTGAGAATGCGCTTAATTGTGAAACACCGCTGATTTGATATGAGCGTTGGATAAGCGTATCTACCTGACGATAAAACTCTGGTGGTAAGATTGGTGGAGTAATATAGGTTGGTTGAGCGCCTGTATATTTTATAATAGTACCAATTTGGTTATTAAAGCTCTCAACTGGAATCTGCGAACCATTTTGTACGAGAATCTTATAGGAGCCAGCAAGATGGTATGAGCGTTGCATAACAGCAAGTAGCTTATTTAGCTCAAGCTGTGTGCTTTTTAATTGTTCTGCAAGGCTTTGGCTCCAATAGCCGCTAAATGGTTGAGTCCAAGAAACTCTTGAGAATGGGAAGCGTTTTTCCTTCCAATCACCATAATGCAGGATGCAATCTGGAACAGCAAGTAAATGCTTGCCTTCTTTCATATCCTCACCAGTGCCAAGATGCCAAGCTTCTAATATTTCTATTTGATCTGTTGCTGGACTTGTTTGGTGTAGATTGATAGAAAACAATTGCATGCTTTCTGCAATCTTGTCACGCTTGTCAGGGTACATATCCATGAGGGCATCACGGGAAACAAGCTTTAGGCGATACATATGCGTTGGAGTGCCACCACCAACGCATTCCAATTCATCCAATAGGATTTCATATGGAATAACACGCTCAAGTTTTACACGGTCATTTTCGCTATAGGTATGGATAAAGCCATCACCAAATACAAGCGTATCACGAATAACTGAACGGCTAATGCTGTAAATATCGTTTTCCTGAAAGATGCCATCACTAAAATAGCCAAGCTTCTTTGCAGCCTTAACAGCTTTAAACCCACCAGCATTTGTTAGGAATCTGGCACGGGGTTTTATTTTACTGATCTTTGATAGTAGAGTATCGCAGTTGCTTTGAACGATATTCATCGTTAAACGATCTGGAAGTACCTGTGGTTGATTCCAAGAGGTTGTTTGGCTACGGAATAAGTTTGCAAAGTAATCTGTAATACCGTATAATCTGGATTCTATTCTATATCGTGCAATACGGCTTTGAACATCAGGCTCCAATAGGGCAACCATTTGCTTAACGCCATCTAATACATCATAATCGCTGCCGCCCATCCACCAAATGCTTTGTGGGGAATAGTTGCTTGTGTCCTTTGTATTGCGAACAATTTTTTTATTTGCATTAACAGCTTTATCGCTGTTGTCTTTAAAACTCTTATAATCCATACGCTATTCCTCTTTTTTGGTAGAATCGCAGCCGTGGAAACACTCACCAAGCTCGTTGCTTTCATAAAAGAAATGACCACAAGCCAATTTCTCTTTTGGAGCTTCATCTTCAAAGTTGCTTGGTTCCACTGTGCCAGCAATTGGGGCAGGAGAATCTAAAACAATTGAGCTTTCACCGCATGACAAACTTTTAATGCCACTGCTACGCATCAAACTTACAAGTAGTTCTATATCAAGCTGAAGTATTTCTTTTATTTTCATTTTATTAATTAGTTCCACAAAACTCAAAAGTTAAGAAAATAAGTAATCGTTGCCTTCCAGTAGGATATTTTCATTTTCTTCTACCTTACGAAAGCGAGCATTAAGTTCTGCCCGTTCCCGCTCCAGATCACTCCCTATACGCTGCCAATCCTCAAGTGGTACGGAAGCATATGAATAACAAAAGCGATAGGCATATAGGGCTGCGTCAGCGGCATCAGGATGGTAGGAACCATCTTCCTTGTAGATGCCCTTCTCAAGAGCTTTTTTATTCCATATTGTTTTATCCCACTCCTCAATTAAATGCAGATTAGCTGGAGGATAAACACGCAGCTTACCAGAAACAAAGGAGCTATTCATTATGCGTATAAACGAAACCTTATCCCGTTTATCTGCTGCTTGTAGTGGCAATCCATGATGCCGAACAATTTCTTCTACAGCTTGACGATTTGCACCATCAACCACAAACTGATCTATTGGATAATCGTTCATCCATTCACGAATCTTATTTGCTGTGTCAGTGATTGTTAAGCCACGCCATTTATCGCTTTTAACTATGTATGTGTGGGGATCATTTTCGTGATAGGCAAGCAGGGCAAACGCAGTTGCATCAGCAAAACCTAAATCTATGCCAAGAACATAATTCCAACGCTTCCAACCATAATCTGGAAGGATGCCATCCCAAGCATTACGCTCGCTGTTATAACGATATATTTTACTGCTGTCATCAACAGTCCATTTGCCAAGGTAATGCTGTTGGAACCAGCTTTGTTCTTCAACAAAGGGATCAGCAGCCTTTAGCTCCGCTATTGTTTCCTCCCAACCCTTACGCATAAATGGATTATCGTTTGTAGTCCAAGTAAATACAGTCCAACCCATACGATCAATCTTTTGTGGAGGGCTTACAGGAACATCACGGGTTAATTCATAAAAGATTCCACCCTTGCGATCATCTGGAGTTCCTATAAGGCATATAGTGCCACCCAAGTCGGAGCAAGCAGGTTTTAATACTTTATAGATAAGGCTGTGTAGGTCAATTGTATAGGATGCTGCTTCGTCTATGATGCAAAGGGCATACTTCTTACCAAGTAATTTATCTTTCTCTGCTTCGCTGTCATCCACACCAAGGATATAAATAATACTGCCGTTGTCAAGGGTAATTGTTAATTCAGTTTCATTATACTTGGCAGCAATACCGTATTTCTGTAGAATACTTTTAAATACATCCTGCCACATAATACGCTTTGCTTGATCACGGGTTAAACCAATATAAACGGAGCTTGTGCCTTTGCGTTCAATAGCAGTTTTTAAAAGATAAAGCCCCGCAGTATAGGACTTTGCCATACGGCGTGTCCCAAGCAGGGCTTTCATCTTACTTTTATGTTTTATAAAGCGTGTTTGGCAGGGAAAAGAATCACCTAATATATCTGGATAGGTAGGATTGCTTATAAGGCTTTCTACAAGTTTGCGTTCTGCTGGTGTCAGCCTATCCCATATCTCTTCTAATTCTTCTATCATACTTATAATTAGATGCCCTCCAACCTTTTCTCCTATTAAAGTTGCATTTAATAAGAAACAGGAATACCACTTGCAGCAAGACGATCTAACATATCGTAATAAGCGGCATCACCTCCTACATTCTGCTGCATCTGCTTAACCATCTTTGGATTTCCCATAAGAATAATAGTTCCACGATGTGGAGGAAACTCTTTATTTATTGGAAGGTTCGCATCGTCCGCAACCCCAATACCACAGCCTTCGGTACTGGAGAATACAATTTTAACTTCTTTAGTTCCAAGCATAGAGTGCAACCAGTTTTGTGTATGGGGATAATTGTGCTTACCATAGTGGCAATCAATAACTCTACCATCCGATCGGATTGCTGCGTAGCCATAAGTATTATTATTATTCATCCCTGTCTCCTGCTGTGTGCCAGCTTATGTACCTACTCTACCACTACTGCCCCTGCCTGTCAAGCCTCGCCTTCAGCCAACTCCCAATCTAATTCAGTGCCAATACAAGGATCTTCAGTGTCATCGTGAATAATTAATTTATTGTTCTTTTCATCCACCCATTCAAAGCTCCACATATAATCATGGATGCCCTTCTCCTTATCCTCAATAGCGTTTTCTTCCATGTATTCCTGAAGGAGTTCATCGGGAATATTGATTTCCCAAACCTTGTCATGCCTTACAAAATATGTTTCGTTAAGTGTGTATTTAGCCATCCCTTGTCGCCTCCCTGCGACCTACTGTACCTACTATACCACCACGCTGCCCTGCGGTCAAGGACTTCTTATGCACGATCCCAATACAGCTTACCCTTATCGCTTTCCCAATATATTGTTAATCCAGTTTCGTTGCTATAACGAATCATATTTTTTATTACACTACGCCATGTGTGGCAACCGATGCGCTCACCTATAACTATCCAGTTCTGACTAACGCCAATCCATTTGGGATCTTCTCTATCTAATTTGTTCTGGATGTTTAATTCTTCTATTGTCTTGGTGATAATATTTTTCTTGTGTTCCCAACGCATCCCTGCCTCCTATAAGAACAGTATGCCACAGCCCATGTGGGGAGTCAAGCCCCATCTTCCACTTGACACGCCGAAGGGGGCGTGGTATAGTGGGACAGGGGGAACAGAACCCCCATGTTCCTCACGCTCACCTATACAAATTATTTCCCTTCTTGACTCCCTGTGTCTCCTGTGGTATTCTTGGGGCAGGGGGGGAACCTTGTCCTATCCTGTGGCTATGACCACTGATATACAATATAAATAACTATCCCTGCCAATCTCAACGGAGGCTCAATTGGCAGGGATCTCTCCCCTTTACGGGGGCAACCGCTCTCCCATACTACCATAATAGCCCCTTGGCACGGGGTTGTCAAGCAGAATCTACACGAAATATAGGGGTTTATACAATTTTATTTTAGTGTTGCTTACAAAAACACTATAAAAATAGGGCTTGACAAGCGGTTGCATTCGTAATATACTGTAATATAAGGCAAATATTAATTTTCTTAATACTGAATACCATTCATTTTACTCTTCATCTAACCCTTCACGCTTACGGACTGCAACCACCAATTCCCTTAATTTACCTATTTTTTCTTCGTCTGTCATAATCTTTACTGCTACTTCCTGTCCCTCATTACCCATGTTGCACATACGGGCTAATATCTCCAAAGCTTTTATACGCCCTCCTAACTTAAAACTCATCCGATCCCCATCTACTTGAACTTCACTTATTGCCATCCGTAGGGCTTCAGGCATCTCGCTAATAGGTTTTAAACTTTTACCCCTCATCATATCTTTGGGATCTGCAAATGCCATAGCTTGTAAATTTTCTAGCGTCTTGCTTGCAATTCTTTCAAGGGCTATGGAGGGAACAAGGGCGTGTTTCTGGAATAGGGGTTCATACTTCTTTTTTAGATTCCCTCCACGGGTTGCTGCTGTTGCTCTGCTTGCATTTGGGAAAGCTCCCTTGTATGCTTCAGTTGCACTTTGACCTTGGTATAGATTGTTGATAAACTTTTTATGTGTCTCTGGTAGTGCTATGTATTGGGGATCCTTTTCTATTGACATGCTTTATTCCTCTTGCCAATATTGTATTGATGCTGGAGATATATAATATATTATTCCTTCTATGCTCTCCACTTTTATTATGCCGCCCTCTTGGCGTGTTATGGCTTTTACCAATCCTGTTGTGCGGCTTACCTTATCGGGTACGGTTGTTAGGCTGTTCTTATAGATTGGGGGTGGTAGGACAACATCTGTTTGCAATAATGTAATTTTCATTTTAGTTTGTCTCCGTTAATATCTTTAGTGCTTTCTCTGTTAGGGCTACTCGTTTGTCGTGATGAAGTTTTGCTGCACCATTAATTCGCTTTGTGATCTCGTCAAGATTCCATATATCAGCATAACCATTTAGATCTTTACCCTTCCAGTATTGTAGGGCTATGCGTGTGCTTATTTCGGGATCTTTTGCCCTTTCTGGATAGTTTATAAGATCAACTCCTATTTCGCTTCCATATTTGTTGTAGTTATAGCGACCTGTTATTTGTATGATGCCTCTGCCAATATACTTGACTCCGTCTCCAGATACATAATTTCCTAAAGTTTTACGACCTTCGTATAAAGTCCCTGTGGCTTCTTCTTTGTTGGTGGGATCTTTTTTGTTCCACTTGCTTGGTAATTCTTCATCGTATTTTAGTTCTCCCGATTCCACACCTATTTGTCCGAGGAATGCTGCTATGCGCTTTGGACTTGTCATACCGTATTGTGGGAACCATTCATTAAATGCCTTGCAGTATGTTCTTATCTTTGGCTTTCCTGCTGTTGGAAAGATTCTTCCAAGTTGATTTTCAGTTATTAACATTTGTTCTCTCCAAGCAATATGGATTATAAATCCAGTTGCTGAATCTATCATCCTCTTTTAGTTTTGCTTCTACCCATATTGGTGAAGGGCGATGTGTGTATAGTAAATGTGTTCCGCCTAATTGACTTATTAGTTTGTTGGCTACTCCTGCACCACGATATGGATGCTTAACATAAATATAATGTATTGTGTTGTTGCCCTCGCCTACCATCCAACCATATATATGTTCTGGAGTGTCACTATTAGCGGCAACTACAATCCAAGTATCTTCCCTTGCCAGTAGCCTGTCTATTCTATGGCGCTGTTCTATATTGTAGATTGGGGCAGGTATTGCCCTGCCCCATCCACTTTCTTTATAACTTTTCATCCAAGTGCTGTAAAGAAAAGCTTCATCACTGGTTGAGTCATAAGGTCTGATGCTTACTGAATCAATAAATTCCATATTAAGACCTGAATGTTTTACGAATCCTATCCTGAAATACTACTGCGCTGGCAGCTTTACGATTCAGTAGGGCAAGTTCCATACCAAAGCTGTAGTGTAAATCACGATTCCATTCATAGTGGTTTTTGAAATCTTCTTCTGATATGTTCCCACCTTGCATCTTCTTCTGGAGATCCGCAATAAGAACTTGAAGATCCCCTATTTTTTTTTGAGTTGCTTCATACAGTTCGCAGGTTTTACTGTAATCTTCTCTTGCAACTTGGAAATTAATATCTTTACCTTCAACTGCCAGATAAGAATCAACTTCATCAAATACTGTTTGGGCTGTTTGTTTTTCTTCTGTGCTGAATTCTTTGATACTTTCAGCAAACTTACGAGCTTTTTCTTCTGCCTTAACCTGCATCTTTTCTAATCGTTTAAGTTTTCTATCTACAGTTTGCATTTCGTTTCTGACCTCCAAGAGATTACTTTTGATCTCTTTTATATTATTCTTTGCGTCCTTGAATATCAAGTGCATCTCGCTCTCTTGTTTCTTTTGCATCCCATCTGCTCTCCCGTTTTTCAACAGCTTCTACATATTTCATTAAGAGTTCTGAAATGACACCATTCACATAAAGATGTCCTCCTTCAGCCCTAATTCGCTCACGCTCTCTCTGAAATGCAGCAGTAAATCTTCTTAAAACAGCCTTTCTTAACCTGATGTTATAACTTAAAGTATCTTCTTTGTAGTTTAAAGTACCTCTACGCTTTCCAGAACCATCGTATCCATTAGCCATTTGTTTGTCTCCTATTGTTTAATTAGTGTTTGATTTTGTTAAAAGAAAAAAAAAGAGCCGAACTATTAGAAGTTGGCTCGGGAGCAGGGATCAGGTTTATGTTCTTATTCAGGAAGAACTATTTGTCTAATTAGATTTTGTTTGCTCTTAAGATAATTAGACGATCCCAACTTCAAAAGCCGAACTATTTTAACCTTTAGCTGTATTATATCCTGTCAGCAACTTCTTTTTATTTGACTTACATTTCTTTAATTTTGGAATTGTATTCTTTATTACTTTAGCTTTAATACTGCTCTCTGCTCCCTCTCT